CTGTCAACGTGACCATGAGCGGTCTGGAGCAACTGCAAAACTCCGGCGTTGACGCCATCATCGACCTGCTGGCCTCGCGTATCAAGAACGCGGAAAAGACCATGCAGAACGGTGTGGCTGAAGACCTCTACTCGAATGGCACGGCTTCGGGCGGTAAGCAAATCGGTGGCCTTCAGCTTCTCGTGGCTGATGACCCCACCACTGGCACCGTTGGTGGCATCAACCGCGTGAACTGGAATTTCTGGCGTAACCAGAAGTTTCAAGCGACTTCGGACGGTGGTTCGGCGGCAACCGCTGCCAACATCACCCGCTTCATGAACACGCTGTATCGTCGTTGCTCGCGTGGCACCGACAAGCCGGACCTCATTCTGTGCGATGACAACTACTTCGCATTCTACGAGTCGTCGCTGCAAGACATCCAGCGCGTCACGAACCCGAACGAAGCCGACGCCGGTTACGTCTCGCTGAAGTTCAAAGGCACTGACGTGGTGTTCGACGGTGGTTTCGGCGGGGCTTGCCCGGCCAACCATATGTATATGCTGAACACCGGCTACTTGCACTGGCGCCCTCACAAGGACCGCAACATGGTTCCGCTGGAAGAAGTCCGTTCGATCAACCAGGACGCTATGGTCAAGCCTATCGTTTGGGCTGGCAACCTGACCCTTTCGAACGCCTTCCTTCAAGGCGTCCTGTTCCAAACCTGATCCCCTAGAAAGGAAACATTAAAATGGCTGCTACAGCTGCTACGGTCTTTGCGACCATTCCGCTTGCGGGGATTGATCTGGACGACAAGTCCTCGACCCCTGCGTTTGCCGTCAACCTTCGTGTTTACGGCAATGATGGCCGCAATCACATCTATGCGCGGGCTTCGGAGGCTCTGTCCTCGACCGAAACCATCAAAATTGGCACCAACGGCTCTGCGTCGTCGGATTCCGGTTCGGCTGGTTGGACCGCCAATACGACTGGTGGCGTTGCTGCTGGTCAGTATTTCTGGGCCAAGCGCACCGCACTCTAAGCCTCTCGCCTGCCCTAGCCTCCACTGGGGTTAGGTGTTAGCTTAACGGCCTCCGGTTCCGACTGGGGGCCGTTTTGCTATGGAGGTAGCATGATAAACGTCGTCAGCGTCCGGGTCGGGGACAAATACCCGATAGAATACGTCATCAAGCTGCATGACGGCATTGCCCGGCATCTGGACGAAGAACAGCGCCATTGGTGCCTGACTGACAGGCCGGACGAACTGCCAGAGGGCATCACGGCTATCGCGCACAATCCCGATCTGCCGGGCTGGTGGCAGAAGGTCTATCTATTCTCGCATGAAATGCCGTGGTCATACGGTGATGAAATCCTTTACATGGATTTAGATGTTTGCGTGACGGGACGCCTTGAGGGACTGCCGCAAGGCATCATCAAAGACTGGCATTGGCCAACCTATAACAGCTCGGTGATGCGGTGGACGGACGGTCAACACGCGGCCATCTGGGACCGTTTTACGCTGGACGTAATCGACCGCCCCACGGAAAGCCTGCAAGGCTTGCTGCCTAAAGGCCAAGTGAACGGCGGTGACCAAGAATGGATTAGCCAAGTCAGCGCATGGGAGACGTTCCCGCCTGATATGTTCGTCTCATACCGGAATGCGGTGTCGTGGCCACCTGAGACGGCCAAGGCGGTGATATTCCACGGCGACCCCAAGCCGCATGAAGTGACGGAAGGGTGGGTGCCGGGCGTTTGGCGTGTTGGCGGTTATACGGCCATGCCAGAACTAAAGGGCATGAACGTCACGCATGACTTTGCCTATTCCAACGTGCGGACAAACGTGCAGCGGGACTTGCCGTGGTTCTCAGGCTTTGGCGACCAAGACAAGGCTTGCGTCATTGTCGGCGGCGGTCCCTCGCTTTCGGACAGTGTGCAGGCCATCAAAGACCATCGCAGACGTGGCGCTAAGATTATCAGCGTCAACAATGCGATGCGGTATCTGATTAAGCACGGCCTAACGCCAGACGGTCACGTCATGCTGGATGCAAGGGAAGAAAACCTGCACATGGTCGAGGATGCGCCAATGTCCGTGCGCTATTTTCTCGCTTCTCAGGTTCATCCGTGCGTGTTTGATGCTCTTTTGGGGCATGATGTTGTTCTGTGGCACAACGCGATGGGTTCCGGTGATGAACTTATGGACATCATCAAGCCGTGGTTTGACGAAGGCCCAGACCAGAAACCGTGCGTTCTAGTGCCGGGTGGGGGAACGGTCGGGCTTCGGGCTATCAATCTGGCGTGGCTGTCGGGTTACAAGAAAATACACCTTTATGGTTTCGACAGTTCGTATGCCGAGGGTTCACACCATGCCTATTCACAAAGCCTGAATGACGGTGAAGCGACAATGGACGTTGTGCTGGGTGACAAAACATACACTTGCGCCCGCTGGATGATTAGGCAGGCGATGGAGTTTCAGCAGCAATTCTTATATCTGCGCGACCGTGGCGTGAAAGTCATTGCCCACGGAAAGGGCCTGATTCCTGACATGGGAAGGTTGCTCGCATGATGCTCGTTCTTGGCCTTCTCGCCGTTTGGCTGCTGTGGCTGCTAGTCGTTGGCATCTTTGTGAACACGCGCCGATGAGCAGTCAGTATCACGAACGCAACGACAACGAGCGGCGCAAGGCGTGGGCAACGCTCAAATGGTATCCTGAGCGACTGACGGACGATGACCGTGCGTTGCTGTTGCTGGAAGAACCGGACTTTTATTTTCCGGTGGATGCTCAACGGCACCTTTACGATGAGAAGGGTTTTGCAAAATGAAACAGATTGATGGGCTTTGGTGGCCTGATTTTGACGTTCGGTGCCGTAACGCGGTGGTAAGTGAGTGCGCCGCTGCAATGCCTGTGGTCTTGCCATTGGTGAAGGAAAAGCGGGTTTGCGTCCAAGCGGGCGGAAATGTTGGCGTCTATCCGCTGGCTCTGGCGAAGGTGTTTGATCACGTCATCACATTTGAGCCTGATGCAGACAACTTCGACTGCCTCGCAGAAAATGTGGCCTTAGAGAACGTAATCTTGAACTACGCTGCTCTGGGCGCGACGGCAGGGATGTGCGGAATTCTGCGCATTGACACGGACAACTGCGGTTCACACAAGACCCTGCCGGGAACAGTTGTCCCGGTTCAGACGATAGATAGCTTGGGTCTCGACCAGTGCGATTTGATCTGGTTAGACATCGAGGGCGCAGAGGCAGATGCCATTAAAGGCGCACTAGCGACAATCGAGAAGTTTTCGCCTATAATCGTGCTTGAAGAAAAAGGATTAGGCCCGAAAGCCGACATCCCCGGTTATTCTCGCGTGATGCGGATTGGCAATGACACTGTGTATCGGAGGACATAGATGGATTATGTAGCGCCAGACGGACGGGACCGGATCATTCCGCGTTTCCATATCAAGCCGGTTCGCAACAATTTCTTGTCGGAAAAGGAAGGCCGCGAGGTCTGGACCGACGTGGAGTATGTCGAGCTTATCGTTCCCGGCGACAACAAGAACATTGTTGACGTTGCCGTGAAGGGCGAACACCGCGAGCGGTGGCCCACCAAATACGCTGCGTTCAAGGCTAACATGGAAGCCCCTGAGAGCGGCACACCGCTAGAGGAATGGGCGGGCGTGGGGCGCAGTCAGGTGATTGAGCTAAACAGCGTTCACATCCGCACCGTTGAGGCTTTGGCTGGCCTGTCTGATGCCCAGCTTGCCAAATGCGTTCCGATGGGTGGTCAAGCCCTTCGCGCTAAGGCGCAGCGGTTTATTGAACAAACGGAGGCTGAAAAGCCGCTTGCTGAAATGACGCAGCGCATTCGTGAGCTTGAGGAAAAACTGGCACTGGCACTGGAAGCCAAAACTGAGAAGGAAGTGGCATGAGCGGTCTTGAACGCGACGTGATGTATAAGCCCGGTGCTACCTTCTACAAGGAAGGCAAGTTCCTGATGTTTCGCTTTCAGGCCGATTCGTCGTCGGTCATTGGCCCGCGTGTAGCTACAGACGCGGACAAGGCGGCGCACGGCGCGGAATATGATATGTATCTCAAGACGGCGTTCAATAACGCGCCGATTGAAGCGTTTGATCACGACGGGGTGGATGGTCCCGGCGGTGTAGCCCAGCCTGTCAGCGACGACCAAACGGACGTTGTGGCGGTTCCTGAAACCATCCCCGCCCCTAAAAAGCGCGGGCGTCCTGCGAAAGCCTAACCAATGGCCATGAACCTTCTTCAAATCGTCCAAAGGGCCTGCCGTCTTTTGTCGATTCCAGTTCCTACGGAAGTGGTGAACTCGACTGATGCTCAGGTTCAGCAGCTTTACGCGCTGGCCAATGAAGAAGGCGACGAACTGTCGGGAACCTACGATTGGCAGGTGATGCGTCGGCAACACCTGTTTAATACGGTGGCTAGCGCGGTGCAGTCCAGCGCCATCCCGTCTGATCTAGACCACTTCATTGCCAACTCGTTCTTCAACAGAACGACCATGCGCTACATTTACGGCCCCATCACTCCGCAAGAGTGGCAGGCCATCCAAGCGCAGCCTCAGCTAAATCGCGTGTTTTTGGCCTTTATTGAGCGGGACGGTCAGTTTCTGGTGACGCCGACGCCCGCCGCCGGGGAGACGATTGCTTATGAGTATATCACGACAAACTGGGCCAAATCGGCTGCCGGTTCGGCGCAATCGTCATTCCTTGCTGACACAGACCTGACGTATCTGGATGACAAACTGTTTCCGCTTGGCCTCCGCTGGCGTTTCTTGAAGTCTAAGGGTCTGGATTACGCGGAGGATTTCCGCACCTATCAAGGCGAGCGTAATCAGCGCATGGCCCGAGACGGCGGGAATACCGTGATTGATAGCACCGGCGGCAATTATTACGGCTGGTCAACAAACATTCAAGAGGGCGGGTTTCCCGGATGATTTTGTTTGTCACCATCGCTGACACCAAAAACCAAGAGACGCAGCGCAAAAAGATTAATGCGCTACTGTCGGCCTATGCGCCGGGCTATGGTTCGGCGTTGCCAGATGTTGCGGACAGCCCTGATGGTCGGTTGTTTTATATCGGCTCGCAAGGCTATCAGAACCGTTCTGGGGCATGGGTGGCGATATGAGACAACCAGCACAGAGATACGGTCGCCAGCCCCTACGTGCGGTATCTCAACAGCGGGTGTCTATTGGACGCGCTGTTCCGGCTCCCGTTGGTGGATGGGACGCTCAATCTCCGCTGGCTGATATGCCGCCTGAGAACGCGGTCATTCTTGACAACTTCATTCCCCGCGCTGGCTATGTGGAACTGCGTAAGGGCTATGTGCCGTGGCAAGAGGGTATGCCGCTTCCGACTGAATCGCTTTTGGTCTGGCGTGGTGGTGTTGCTACGACGGCTGACGACATTTTTGCAGCGGCTGGCGGCTCAATCTATGACGTAAGCAATCAAAACGATGCGCCGGTTGAGGTGTTTTCCGGTGCTGGCAATGCGCGGTGGCAATGGATTAACTTTGCCAATGACGCTGGGACGTTTTTGATTGCCGCTAACGGGTCTGTCGATCCGGTCTATTATGATGGTTCGACGTTTGCCTCAACGGTCATTACCGGCTCGGCTGGGGTGATTACCCTCGACCCGCGCACGTTGGTTGACGTGATGGACCACAAGGGGCGTCTGTTCTTTGTGCAAGAGGACAGTCTGCGGTGCTGGTTCCTTGAGCCGTTTGCCATCCAAGGCACGGCCAATCTGCTGGACCTCGGCCCGATTTTCGACAAGGGCGGCTCAATCCTTTGCCAAGCCACTTGGACGCTGGATGGTGGTTCCGGTGCTGATGATCTGGCGGTGTGGGTCACTACGCAAGGTCAAGTGGCTGTGTATCAAGGCCTCGACCCTTCGGATGCAAACAACTGGGCACTGGTTGGCGTCTATGACATCGGCCTGCCGCTCTCGCGCCGGTCGCTCATCAAGTATGGTTCTGACTTGGTAGTGCTGACGACCAACGGTGTCGTTCCGCTTTCTCAGGCGCTGAAGCTGGACCGCGCACAAGAGAACCTTGTGGCGCTGACGCAAAAAATCCAAAATGCATTTCAGCAATCGACGACCAAATATCGCAACAACTTTGGTTGGGAAGGTGCGCTGTATCCCAAGGGGACGCTGGCAATCTTTAACGTCCCGACAGCCAATCTCACGCGGTCGGAGCAGTATGTGCAGAACGTCCAGACGGGTGCGTGGTGCCGGTTTACGGGGATTAATGCGTTCTGCTGGGCTGTGGCCAACGACCAAATGTATTTCGGTGCGGCTGATTCTGTCTGTCTGTGGGACAGCGGTTTTGCGGACAATAACACCGGCATCGTTGGCGACATCAAGACGGCATTTAACTATTTCGGCTCGCGTGGCAGCCTGAAGAAGTTTGAAATGATTCAGCCGGTATTGCGGATTAGCGCAGACCTAGCCCCGGCTATTGAAATCGTTACGGACTTCAAGGAAAAGGTGCCAACCGCTGTCCCGACCACAATTAGGACAACGGGCGGTCGATGGGATACGGGCCTTTGGGATGTAGCGGTTTGGTCTGAGGCTGTGCAAACGCGCGATAGTTGGACGAGCGTTACCGGCATTGGCTACTGCGGCGCCGTGCGGATGCGTGTAGCGCCAAACGCTACGCTCTTTATTGATCTGGGCGTGGATGATGATACGTCGCTGGCCTATGAGGCAGACGGCATCATTGCAATGCAATCGGCACGAAACACCAATGCGCCGTGCGAGATTATCGCGTTCAATCTGAAATACGAAAACCAGACAGGCGGGCAGCTTTGAGGCTAGTCTCCGGCCCGTTCTCCCCGCTCGTCGCTCAGTGGGTAGCGGACCAGATTGGGCATGGACTGGATTGGGGACCGTGCGAAGCTATCGGGGTGGTCGATAAGCACGACAATCTCATTGGCGGCGTGGTTTTTAACCAATATCAGCCTCAATATCGCAACATTGAGGTTAGCTTTGCCGCTAGTCGGTCCAACTGGTTGACGCCTTCGCTGGTCACAGGTATCTTGCGTTATCCGTTCCAGCAATTAGGAGCGGCGAGAATCACCAGCCTGACGCCAAAGCGTTTGCGTCCCGCTCGCCAGTTTCTCTCAAAGTTTGGTTTCAAACATGAGGGGACTATCCGGCGTGGTTATGGTGACGATGATTGCATCATATCCGGTCTTCTCGAAAGCGAGTGGCGTGTTCACCGTTTCAATAAGGACCGTGTAAGTGAGCAAGCCCCGGCCCCCAGCGGCTCCTGATCCCGTCCAGCTTGCCAACGCTCAAACCGCGGCAAACACCGCAACCGCGCGTGAGCAGCAGCGGCTAAACATGGTCAATACGTCCGGCCCGCAAGGGACCGTGCGTTATATCGCTGACCCGTCTGCGCCCGGTGGCTATCGTCAAGAGACAGCACTTAGCCCGCTTGAACAGCAGAACTACGAACGCTCGACTGGCGTTTACGGTAGCGCATTGGATACCGCAGGCCAGCAGATTGGCCGCGTGAATACGGCGCTTGGGCAGGGCCTGAACACCCAAGGCTTGCCAGAACTGCAAGGCTACAACGCGCCTGATTTTGACCGCCAACGGTTTGAGGATTCGGTTTATGCCAGCCAGACCCGTCGGCTCGACCCGCAATTTCAGCGGCTTGAGAGGTCGCAAGACGCACGTCTTGCCGCGCAGGGCCTTGGAGCGAATAGCGAGGCAACGCGAAACCTACGAACTGATTTTGCTAGAGATAGAGCTGACGCATACGGAGAGGCAGCCAACCAAGCCATTCAAGCCGGTGGTGCGGAACAATCTCGCGCTATTCAGCAAGCCATTGCGGGCGGGACATTCGGTAATCAGGCGCGGACGCAGGGCCTTCAAGAGCGGGCTTACGTCCAGAACCAACCCCTTCAGCAGCTTCAAGCCCTGCTAGGCACGGGCCAAGTCGGTATGCCGCAGGGCATCCAATACAGCCCAACCGGCATTGGTCAAACAGACGTTCTGGCGGCTAACCAAATGAGCCAGAACCAACTTAACCAAAACTATCAGGCCCGCGTGGGTCAGCAGAACGCCCTGATGAGTGGCCTGTTTTCGCTCGGTGGCGCTGCTATTGGCGCATCTGACCGTCGCCTTAAGCGCGACATCAAACGCGTTGGCACGATGGCTAACGGCCTGCCGGTTTACGAATACCGCTACGTCTGGGGCCGCAAGCGTCACATTGGCGTTATGGCTCAGGACGTTGTCAAGGCTGGTATTGACGCGGTGGTCCGTCACTGGACGGGCTTCCTCATGGTCGATTACGGGAAGCTCTAAATGGCCGTCCGTCCTCCCATGCCTGCCCCGCAGATGATTGAAACCCCGGCTATGCGCCGTAGCGCAATGCTGGCTAAACTGCTTGAGGAACAGCGCCAGCCCGTTGAGATTAAGGGCGGTTACGGCGAACTGGCGGCTAGGCTTCTCGGCCAAGGCATCACGCAGTTTAGTGCTAACCGTGCAGAGCGGGCGGTGCGGACGGAGCGTGAGCAACGTGACGCGGCGAGACGCGACGCTCTGCTCGGTCGCTTGCCGTCTGTTGGTGGTGAAGCAGCAACACCGCCGCCTGTTTCCGGCCCGGCGTCTGTTCCAGCAGCATCGCCGTCTGCTCTTGCCGAAGCGTTGTCGCCACAACCGATTACAAATACGCAAGAACCGCGATTTGCCGCAAATGCTCCCGCCGCAGTTATTGAGGGTGCGCCGTTGCCTCCGCCGATGCCTGCACAACGGCAGACGTTAGAAAACGTGCTGTTGGCGGGAGTGTCGCCGCCTGTCCCGCCGGTCGCTCCTTCCCAGCCGACTACGCTAGACGACGCGCTGTTGTCAGGGCCGCTGCCCATGCCGCAGGGCGCTGCCGTAGCCGCTGCGCCTATGCCCGCCGCGCCGCAGGCTATGCCCGCACCGCCTGCACCGGCACAAAACCCGCGCGGTCCTACGCCTCAAGAAATCGCACTCATCCAACAAGCCGCACAAAGCGGCGATCCAGGCCAATTGGCATGGGCGGAACAAACGTGGGGCGAAATCCAAATGCGGATGGCGACCCCGCCTGAAATTAATATTGCAATCGCACCGGATGGAACGCCTTACAACACAAACGATCCGGCAAGCCTTAACCAGCGTTTCCGCAGTGTTGAGTTTGTCAATGGTTTTGCTGTCAACCGAAACGACCCGAACGTAGTCGGACAGTATTTCCCAGACCTTCAACCGGGTGAAGAGCCGCTTTACGACCAAAACGGAAACGTGGTCGGCGTTCGCAACCTAATGGGCGCAATTCAGGCTCTAGGTGAGCGTGTGGGCACTGAGGCAAATGCCCGCAACCGGTCAGAAGCGCTATTCGCTGGACCAATTGCAGGGGCAACGGCGCAAGCGCAAGCGCCGTATCAAATTGAACGCGTCATTGGGCCAAACGGCGAAACCATTGCAATTCCTCGTTCTAGTTTGCTTGCTGCTGGCGGGGTGCAGGGCCAAACGCCAGCCGCCGCAATTATTGCGGAAGGGGCAGCTACACAACAGGTTCAGACCGGCAACGTGATGGCTGAACGCGTTCGTCAAGCTCCTGAACGTATTCTGCGATATGAAGAAGCGCTTGCGCTTATTCCTAAGGCCATTACTGGGTTTGCAGCGGATGCAAGGGTTGCTACGGCCCGGGGTCTTGCGGCGACAGGAAACCAAGACGCACAGGAAGCTGTGGCGGCAACCGAGATTTATCAAAATCTTATCGGGCGCGACGTTGGCGCAATTGTTCGTGAAATGGTTGGCAGCACTCAAATTTCGACAAGTGACCGCGAACTGGCAGAACGCATTGCGGGTGGTGACACAAACATTACGCCGCAGGCTTTGACGCGCATTGTTAATTACGAGCTATCGCGTCAAATTGGTTATTTGGCTGCGGCTGGGCGGCCTATTTCGGAGGCGCAAGCGCGACGTCTCCCACGCGGAACTGTGTTTATTGGTGAAGACGGCCAAAGGTATCGCGCACCATGATGCAGCAAACTCCTTACGCTGGATTTGAAAAGCTAGGCCCGGCTACAGGTCCGGTTGCGCCAACAGCTGGCGCTTATGCGGGGTTTGAGCGTGTTGGACCGCCCGTTGCGCCAGCCGCAGCCCCTGCCGCGCGGCCATCGCAGCCGCGTCCCCAAGCCGTCACAATGCCGTCGTCTGCGCCGCTCAACGCTCTTGGCATCACCGATGAGGAAGAGCTTAACGCGCTGACGGCGCAATACGGCTCGCGCGAAGAAGCTATTCGCCTTCAGCAAGAGCGCATGGCGGCTGATCCAAACTACGATCCTGGCATGGCACCGGCTCAACCGGCATTGCCGCCTGTAAATCCGTCAACCGGCTTTGAATTGCCGGAAGGCGTGGTCGATTGGAATACGCTAACGGATGAGCAGCGGCGCGGATTGACGCGCGGCACTCGCATTATGTTGCCGCAACGCGAAGGGGAAACCTTTCGACAAGTAGCCACGCTTGCGGCTGATTTGAACGCGCCATCGCGTGAAGATTTGCCGGGCGACGTTATCCAACAATATGACGGATTTCGCACCCGCGAAGGCCAGATGGCCGATGTAGTTGGCGCCGTGGCGTCTGGCGCTGCGGAACAAGTGCCAGGGCTGGATGAAGCCGTAACCGGCCTTGATGCGTTGATTAACCGTCGGTCGTTTTCGGAATCGCGCGACCAATACCGAAACATGGTTGAGGCTCTAAACGAGCAACAGCGCGGCGCACGAAACATTGGCGGCGTTTTGGGCTTTGGCGGCACTATGCTTATGCCCGGCATTGGTGGCGCAAACTATGTATCTCAGGGCCTTGGACGCGGCTCACAAATTGCTCGCGCAATGCAAGTTGGCGGCCTAGGCGGTGCAGTTTATGGAGGCACGGCTGCTGAGGGCGGTTTTGCGGATAGAGCGCAAGGTGCAGCATTGGGGGCGGCTTTAGGTGCTGGCACTGGCGGCGCTGTTCAGGGCGCTGCGCCACTTGTCGGTGAAGGCCTCCGGCGGCTAGGTGGGGGCTTTTCAGAAGCTGGTTCCGTTTTGTCGCGCGGTGTTGGTCGCGTTGCGCCGGAAGCCGACATTACACCGCAAGACACGATTAACGCGCAACAATACGTCGCGCGTTTGCTTCAATCGTCCGGCGCAGATTTGGCCGGAAGCCCCGTTGCGGCAATGGGCAAACCCATTACGTCGGCGGAAGTTATTGGCCCGTCGGGTATTGCTAACATGGCGGCGCTCGCCCGTCGTTCGGGCCGTGCTGGAAACCTAACGCAAGCGCAAATTGGTGCCAGAGCGATTGAACAGCCTAATCGGGTTGTGCAGGACTTTGCTGATCTCACGGGTATGGACCCGGCGGGGGCTGCTGATGCGGTTGATAACATTGTGTCTAGCGGTCGATCGCGTGTTGCGCCGATGTGGGCTGAAGTTGAGAATTTGCAGGTCAGCCCGACGCCTGTAATGAACGATATTCTGCGCCGTCCGTCTGGCCGCGCGGCGTTGAGGCGGGCGTATCGTATTGCGAGAGATGAGGGCGTTAATCCAGAAACGCTTGGCTTGTTTGCGATGGAGGCGGGAGACGGGGGGTTGCGCACTGGCGCATCTGCTATTGCGCGGGACGCGGACACGCTTGCTGATCTTGACGCGCTTCGGGCGGGTCGTGGCGTTCGCGGTGCAGGGCAGGGTGATAGCTTGCTACAATTTATTTCTAAAAACGGCGGCGTTCGTGACGATGGCGGGGAATTGTCAACGATTGGCGCTGACACTTGGAACCGTCAAGGGTCTTGGCGTTCGCGAGCTGTTCGTGAAAATGGTTTATCGCTAGAGCAAATGGCTGATCGCGCTAGGGCGGCAGGCTATTTTGACGACGTTGTAGACGCTACGGCTGAAGGTTCAGGCAATTATCAGCGGCTTTCTTCGCAAGATATGATTGACGCAATTGACGCTGAATTGCGCGGAAACCCGCGATTTGCGCGGGCCGTTGGCGACACGGATCGCTCTGCGGCAGCGGTTATGCGGCGGGATCGTCGTGCGGCGCTTGATGAACGGCTGCAACGCGAAGGCATAGACATTAATCGCGCGTCTAACGACGAAATCTTGCACCGGATTAGAGATGCTGATGACGCTGACGCGCGGATTATGGCGCAGTTGTATGGCGAGGGAAAAGACGCGCCCCAGATTGAGCTTGTTCCGGGTGAAATTCCGTCAATTAGGACGATGGATTACGTTCGTCGTGGTCTTAACCAGGTGCTTGAAGGCAAGCGAGACAAAACAACTCGCCGTTTGGTAATCGACGACGAAACGCGGCCTATTGTTGAGAACGTGAGACTTTTCCGCGATGAATTGATTCGTGCAACGGGCGGTGAAGAAGGTATTTATGCGCGAACGCTGGCGGAAAGCGGGGATTATCTTCGCGTTGAAGAAGCGTTCAGGCAATCGGATCGACTGTTTCAGGTGGGAACGCCACAGCGGGCGTTTACGGCAGCTACGGCTCGCATGGGTCAGGCAGAGCGCAATGCGCTTGTGGCGGGCTTTGCTGATCGGCTGTTCCGTGACGCACAAGCGGGGCGGCTTTCTACTCGCCAGCTTAACCAACTCAACGTGCCGGTAACGCGCGAGAAACTGGCAAGCCTGATTGGTGCTGAGGGCGCTGATAGCTTTATGCAGCGTGTTGGTGCTGAGATTGAGTTGGCGCGTTCCGGTGGCCGCATGGCACCAGGAACTAACTCTGTCACGGCGGAAGCTTTGGCGGCAATGGCTGAACAAGACGGAAGCACGGGCTTTACAGCTGACCTTGCTCGCAACATGGCTCAAGGCCGAGGCGATATTGTGGGTGCGCTTGCCTTGACGCTTGGCAAGGCTGCGGTGGCTCCTGCAACCGGCTTTGTGCGGGGCATGACGGTATCAAAGCCGCAAGCGGTGCGAGACGAAATTGCGCGGTTGCTGCTGTTGTCGCCTGAGGAGTTGCAGGCTCAACTTACCGCTGTTGCGGGTTCCGCCAGACCAAGCGCGGACGGGTTGGCAAAGGCGCTTCGTCCTGCCGCTGGTGTTGGAGGAGGTCAAGTCGGCGCTGGATTCGTTCAACCCGACGCTCAGAATGCCAGACCAGCAAACCGGCGAGCAGCACAATGACGGCGCCATATAAATCCATAACCGCAGCATACACCAAAGGAGGCCCGATTGGCTAGAAACGGGTCGGGGAGCTATTCGCCCCCATCAAACACATGGAACCCTGCGGTTCCTGAAACCGCTATCCTGTCGGATGACTGGAACGCAACGCTTGCGGACCTTGCGACGGCGCTGACGCAATCACTGGCATCCGATGGTCAAACGCCCGCTGCTGCGGTTATTCCGTTTGCTCAAGGCATCCGCGTTTCCGATGGCCTGATTACGGCTCCCTCGATTGCCGTGATTGGCGACACGGACACGGGCTTTTACTTCCCGGCTGCAAACCAAGCGGCGTTGGTTTGTGGCGGCGTGGCCGTCCTGTCGGCTACGTCATCTGGCGTGACGTTCCCGCTCGGTGTGACGTTTGCTGGAAACCAGACCGTCACCGGAAACCTTACGGTCAACGGTAACACGACCATTGGCAACGCTGGCGCAGATACGCTGTCGGTAGTGGCTACTGGCACGTTTACCGGCAACCAGACCTTTAACGGCACGGCTACCTTTACCTCAACCGTAACCGTTCCTGACCATTCGTTTGTTAACGCAAAATTGGCCACTGTTGCCACAGCAACGTTTAAAGGTCGCGTGGGTGCAGGCACGGGACACGTCCAAGATTTGACGGGGACGCAGGCGACGACGCTGCTTGACGCTGTGGTGGGTGATAGCGGCTCGGGTGGCACTAAGGGCTTGGTTCCTGCCCCTGCTGCTGGCGATGCGGCTGCGGCTCGCTTCCTTAGCGCGGCTGGCACGTTCGCAGCGGCGGTCCCTGTCGGGTCCGTCATGATGTATGCAAAGCTTGGCGTTCCTACCGGGTGGCTGGAATGTAGCGGTGCTGCCGTTTCTCGCACGACCTATGCCGAATTGTTTGCGGAAATCGGCACGGTGTTTGGAGTGGGGGATGGTTCAACCACGTTTAACTTGCCCAATATGCGCGGCGAGTTTGCGCGTGGCTGGGATAACGGGCGAGGCGTTGATCCGGCTCGCGCGTTTGGTTCGGCGCAAGCTGGGGCCATTGAGGCACACGTTCACAGCGTTACCCCTCCGTCTGCGACCGATGACACTGGGTCGGGGCTGACCACGACTGGCACGGGCGGCGCTGAAACCATTACGCCATACAACACGGCTTCGACTGGCGGCACTGAGACGCGCCCGCGTAACATTGCCCTGATTTTCATCATCAAGTTTTAAGGGACTAAAATGGTCGATACGCCCCGTAAGACTTTTCCTGAACTTCAGGCGCTATCTGCCCCGGTGGTGGATAGCGATGTGCTGGCCGTTTATCGTTCGCCCGGTCCTGCTAAACGGACAACCGCGACGGTGTTTTCCGACTACATCAAGGCGTTCTATTCGGCGTCGGGCGGCTCGGCACTGGTCGGCCTCCTGCAATCCGGCACGGGAGCTGTGGCTGAAACGGTGCAGACTGCGGTGCGCCGCGTCGTGTATCCAGAACAATACGGCGCGGTTGGCGACGGTTCTACCAACGACGCCACGGCCATGCAGAACGCAATCACGGCTGCTGCTGCGGCTAACGCTGTCCTGACCTTGCGGCCGGGCCGAAACTATCGCTGCGCGACCGGCCTGACGATCCCCGCGAACTCGACTATCGACTTTCAGGGCGGAACCATTTCGACGGCTGCGAACATCTCACTCCTGTCGATCACCGCATCAAACGTCACGCTCATCCAGCCCAAACTGCGCGGACCTTCCGGCACATACAACGCCACGTCCATCGGCATTTACCTGTCCGGCACGGTCAACGGCGCAGGGGTCGCCCCGACGTTCATTTCCGACATCAAAATCCTTGAGCCGGACATTCAAGACTTCGGCTATCTCTGCATCCAGCCGCTTTATGTCGAGCGCATGGTCATCACCAACCCTGTCGCCAAGAACTTCGGCTACGGGTTCATGATTACGCAGGGAACGCGCGACTGTTATGGCGTCGGCGGTATCTTTCTTGATGCGACCGGCTTGGGCGGCGGGGGCGCTCTTGAGTGCTTTGCCGTGTCGTGGTCGGGCAACGATGGCTCGACGGATTACGTCCGCTACCCCAACTCGGAACGCTGCATCTGGTTTGGCGGCTTTGCCAAGGGCTTCTCTTGGCAACCGTTTGACACTCACGGCGGGGTGGATTGCGGCTTTATCGGGCCGGTCATCCGCGACAGTCGCCGGGCTGTTTGGCTTACGGCGCGGTCGTCTGCGCTCGGTCCTGTCCGATGCTTTGCGCGGGACGTTGACGCGGTAAATACGTCCACTGCGTTTGCGACTTATGCGGACGGCAACGAGCAGCGCGGCGAGGCTTTCTTGATCGCGGGTGCTGCTGACACAAACGCCTCCACTCGCGCTCAAGGCTGCTATATCAGCGGTCGGGCAACCGGCTTTGGTGGATTGGTCGGGACGATTGGCGCGGCAAAAATCCAGTTCACTGACCATGCTTGCGGCATGGATGTTGAACTCATCAATCCCTATGCGGCGGGGCTTGAAATTAACACGGGGTCGCGGGGCTTCTATCGCGCGGTCATGGACAACGTGCAAAGCCCCGGCACGGGCGTGTCCACAACTTCGCCCCGGTATGTCAGCCTGACGGCCACCGGCACAGACGTGGTCTCGGTTCGACTTGACGTTAATCTGCTGCGGTCTGATGCGTCGCTGAACACCTACGTCGGAACGCGGGCTTTCACTAGCAGCACTGGCCTCTCAGCAAGCTCTGTTACCTTCACTCGGTTTATGTCTGACCCGGCGATTGACCTGACGGTTTCTCAGGACGGCATTGCGCTGGGCGAATACCCGGCTTCGTTCCTTCTCAGCGTGGCGGGGATTGATAGCGTCTCAAACATGAACGTGACTATCCGACGCGAAGGACCGTGGGCGATTATGAGCAGCACGGCAATCGTCGGCGGCACGTCAAACTCAACGGCGTTTACGCTCGGAACGACAATTCCGCTTCCGACTTATATGCGCCCGTCCGGCACCCGCCGCCTTTATGCAAAGGTCATGGATAACAGCACCGCAACGTGGGGCGAGGCTGAACTGTCAACGGGCGGTGTCTTTACGCTGTATCGCGACATGGTTGGCAACACATGGACCGGCAGCGGCACGAAACGCATCTATGACTTTACTTGGCGTTGGTTGGTTTAATCATGACCCTGCATTCGGACGCTCGTAAACTAAACTGGGCCATGATTGGCGTAATCGTGGCGCTAGTCGCTCAAGCGGCCACGCTTATTTTTTGGGGCGGCGGTATTAACCAGCGCGTTGCTACTCTGGAACGTCTTGCCAGTCCCTTGGCTGACGGAACGCTTGCCCGGCTGGACGAGCGGACCAAGGCCATGAAGGAACAGCTCGACCGCATTGAGCAGGACAAGCGACCGTGACGGACATCCCTTTGCCGGATCACCCCATTCGCAAGCACTGGGCGTGGCAAGCGTTTGACCGTTTGTGGCGTCCTACGGCTGGCTGGGTGGTAGTTGGCGGCACGGCTTATGCTGGGTTCATCGGCCACGCTATCGGCAAGCCCATGAATGAGGGCTATCTTGCCGTGTGGCTGACCTTTGCGGCTGCGGTGCTTGGCCTCAAGTCGTGGGAAAAACTAAAGGGCGTTGCCTAATGTCGTTTGTTCTTGGCTCACGTTCCCGTGCTAGGCTTAAGGGCGTTCACCCCGACCTGGTGCGCGTGGTCGAACTTGCCCTAACCTATAGCCCGCATGATTTCACCATCACCGAAGGCCTGCGGACGGTCGCTCGCCAACGTGAACTTAAGGCGGCGGGCGCATCGCAGACAATGAACAGCCGTCATATTACTGGCCACGCCATTGACTTTGCGGTGCTGGTGGGCGGCAAAGTGCGGTGGGACTGGCCGCTTTATGGTCAGGTCGCGGAAGCGTTCCTGCGGGCGGCAAAAGAATTGAAGGTGCCAATCGTTTGGGGTGGCGACTGGGTTAGTTTGCGGGACGGACCCCATATAGAACTGCGGCGGAAAGAATACCCGTGAAATATCTCCGCATCATTACCCCGACCGGCTGGCTTATCATTGCGGCGGTTGCGGTGGTGCTGTTTGGCCTTGCCGGGTTAGCTAGACCTAGCTTTCTCGGCCTCAAGTTTGACCCGTTCGGCATTGATGCCCGCAAGATTGACCGGCTGGAAAGCGAGGTCTCTGTGTTAGAGCGCGAGGCGGTTGGGCAAGCTGAAATAGCAGCGGCGACACAAACCTTTCACACGCGGGAGGTTGTAATCCGCGAACTTTCGCGTCAGGCTGAAATAGAAGCGAGGACGGCACCCGATGCTGAAACGCCCTTGGACTCTGACCGCGTGGCTCGTATTCGGGCTGCTGATTACCGGCTGTGCATCGTTGCCCCGTCAATCTGCGCCAGTCCTGACCCTGCCGGAAGCGGCTCGGACCCCGTGCCAGTTGCCGACCCTGCCCGATAGCCCCACCATCGCTGACCTAGAAGTCACGCACGACGCTAGGGGCCTAATGCTGGCCGTGTGTGACGGGCGAAGGGATTTGGCGGTCCAAGCCTTCGATGCTCAATCTCGCGCGTTGACACCCCCTTCCCGCCCGTTCTGGCGCTTTTGGTGACCTGACATGGCCCAGCCTTCCCTTTCCCGTGAAGTTGCGCTTGAGACAGTTGAGCGCGTTGAGGAAAAGTTAAGGGAAGGATTCCGACCTATCGGAATGGGTGGGGCGGGCCAAGGTGCCGTCGCGGTTGCCGCTGATGCGTGGGGCATATCACGCGGGACAATGAACGGGCGGATTGCGGCGGCAAAGCTTCATTACGGGCTAGAGCCGGATGACACGCTTTACCGGCCACGCCAGTATCAGCATCACTCGCCCGGCGCCCCGGCTATGGTGTCGCAAGACCATATTAAAGAGCCGATACCAGAGGGCGACCCTATCGTGGTTTGCGTCATCGGGGACGCACACGATAGCCCGCACCTTCCAAACAAAGAGCGGTTCTATTGGCTAGGTCGGTTTGCGGCGGAACATAACGTCGATTGGGTTGTGTCCGTTGGCGACTGGATGACGATGGATTGCTTTTCGTCGTTCAATGACCGGGCGACGTTTGAAGGTTTTTCCAAGCCGACGTTTGAGCAGGAACTGGCCAGCTTCCACGCATCGCAAAAAGAGTTCCAGCGCGGGCTTGGGACGCTTAAGCCGCGCAAGCTAATCACGTTTGGCAACCACGAACATCGGGCTTGGCGATACGACAACTTTCATCCAGACGGCATTTCCCACGCTCACATGGTCGAGGAAGCCTTCCTGCAATGGGGCTGGCGAACGTCGATGTATGGCGAGTATCGGTTTATCGACGGGGTGGGCTTTACGCACATTCCGTTCAATGGTCGCGGCAAGCCTCTAGCCCAAGGCCAACACGCCAATAAAGCTATGTGCGACACGATCCACGGGGACGACCACAGGGCCACCCAGATTACGGAACACAAGTCTGGACCGTTCCGCACCCCGACCGTTTATTCAGCCGCTACAGCCCTGCCTAACGGCTTCATTGAGGGCTTTGCAAACAAGGGTGGCGGAACCTGGCGCTCTGGCGTCTGTCTGGCGAAGATATGGGGTGGGGCCGTCAGAAGCTGGTGTTTTGAAGAGATGTCCCTGCTAGAGCATAGATACGGCAAAAAGGCCGCGCCGGATGCGCCTTGAGCCGTTTTCTCTCCTGCTAGGCATCGCAGCCGCTCGCGCTCTTAATCGCAAGGCGTCGGCAAAGCGAGCAAGATGGGCCGCGCACATTGGCAGACCCTTCCCGCGTTCCGTTACGGACTTGCGCCCAGACCCCGGAACGCTTGATGATCGGGATGCCGAATTGGGCTAATCTATTCCCGTTCCCGTTAGGGACTTGTTGCCCGTCGTCCCTTCACCGGGGCGGCGGGCCTTTTGCGTTCACCCCCGCCCGCCG